ACAAATAAGACGTTACAAGTAGTATCTGATGACTCATCAGCAACAGTTACATTAGTAGCTATAGCAGAAGTACCTGTAAAATTAGTTGCAGATAAAACCTGTGTACCAGCTACTTTTAATACTTTTCCAGAAGCAAGATCAATATGTTCAGAACTTGTCCAAGAATCTGTTGAATCTACCCAATTCCAAGTCTTATCACCTTCTGTTGAATCAATAGTAATACCAGCACCATCTACAGCAGCATCATTTCCATTTCCTTTTGCAATCTCAATATTCTTATCTTTAACAGTTAAAGTTGTAGTATCTATAGTTGTTGTCGTTCCAGAAACAGTTAAATCACCTGGAATTGTTACTAAACCAGCAGAACTAATAGTTAAACGACCAACTCCTCCTGTACTAAGAGTTAAAGTATCTGATCCACCGCTAATTCCTGTATTTGTATCAGAGCTAAAACTAAAAGCAGGTGCAGAAGCACTTCCATCAGGTGCTTTGCTTAATAAATTTGCATAAGTTATCTTTTTATTTTTATCAGTACCACTTGAACTTTGATCAATTATTGGAAGAGTATCTGTACTGGCTGGTGCAGTTAAAGCTGTAAATTCTGATATTTTGCGGTTTGTCATAATTAGAACTTAATTACATACATTAGAGCATAGTTTTTAACACGAACTTCAGTCCCACCATCATTAGAAATGGTAATGCCAGTTGTTTCAGTTGAAGTTTTACCTACATCTGACTCACTTGACTGAGCAACTATATTATATGCTTCATTTAAGTTACCAGCACCTGTACCAGATGAGGGGAAGTTTGTACTACTTAAATTACTGTTATGTTGTCTCTCTCCAGCATTACCTGACCTAAACGCATGATGGAAGTGGCCTGAGTCTGTAATGCTATGATTGTGAGATTTATTTTGATCTGATTGACTCGAAGCAAATGATCTACCGCTATCAACTCCAGCACTATTATCCCAACCTCTTACAAATTGACCTCTAAGATCAGGAAGATTAAAGGTAGAAGATCCATCTCCAGATCCCCATGTTGTTGAAATTGTTGCAAATAAACTAGCGTATGTTGACCTACTAACAGCAGCACCATTACATTCTAAAAAACCAGTAGGAACAGTAGTTGTGGCTAAATTAAATACAGAACCAACAGGAACACCATTAGCAAGTTCTCCCCAAGCTGATCCGTTATATCCTTCAAAAGAAGTTGTAGAACTGTTAAATCTTATTTGACCTGTAGCTGCTGTTGGTCTCTGGATAGTTGTACCACTTGGCAGTTTTAAAGCTCCTGTCCCACCCATTACAATATCGCCAGCAGAATCTATTGTTCCTGTAAAATCTGGAGATGCTTTTGTTGCTAATCCAAAATTATTAGTATGTGCAGCATCCGTTAGACTTCCTAAAACTAACCAGCCATTATTAGCAGAGTTTCTAATTTTTAACAGATTATTTGCAGTATCAGCCCAAATTTTATAAGCAACAGTAGTGGAGGGATCAGAAGAACCACTATTTAAAGATTGAATATCACCTAAACAGGTATTTAAATCTGCTCTAAAAGTCGCTCCTACTGCATTTCCTATATCATAATCATGTGTGTTACTCATTTATGTAACCTCCTTACCAAAACCTGATGCTGCCCACACAAAGGATCTAGCAACTGCGGAACTTCCATTTTTAAATGTGACTTGAAAACCTGTCCTACTTATATTAGCAAGTTCAAAGAAATCACCTGATTGTTGTGTTGTTGGAGTCACTACTACTTGAGGTGTATTTTTAAATGGATTTGTGAAAGATACAGTGTATTGTGACGATCCAGTAGTAACTGGAGTTGAAATACTTTCTGTCCTTCCTTGTAATTCTAGTGTAGCTCCTAACTGAGTAATCGCTATATTCTGGTTAGTGTCATTACTTGTTAATATTGCTTTAAATTCAAAAGCTCTTCCTGTTATTAATACATTACTAAATTCTTTATAAGCACTCCAAGTAGGAGAACCAGAAGGATCATCATCTGTAGATCGTACATAAACAGCAGCATTACAAGCTGTAGCTTCAGTTAAACCACCAACAGCATCAATATATCCCCAAGTGTCAATCAAATCTGTTCTATCATCCCATAAACTATTTAATATAAAGTTACTTGCTTTCAAAGTTTTCCTTAGATTTACATCATATTTCTGCGTTAAATCCACAGAATTAGCAAAAGAATACTGTCCAGATGTTTCTGTTGCATTATTTGTAACTACTAACTTTAAAGCATCTAAAGACGCATCATAAACTGTATCTGACTTAGAACCTGTAAAGTTAGCAGTATGCTCATCAACCGTTGATACAACAAGCCTTTCAGTAGGAGCAGGAAGATTCGTTGTAACTCTAGTATTATTCCAATCTGAATCATTTGATCCTGGAGAGGGTGATTGTCTTCCACCATCATCTTCAAATTTAATTAAATAAGTTCCTTCTAGTAATGGAACAATCTTCTGAGTTTGGTTTCCAGCAGCAGCAACTACAATCTCCTGTGCATCTTTCCATTGTGCACCTGTAGTTAAAGAAGAATGTCTGATAAGAGTCTTACCTCCTAATAAAACATCAAGTTCTGTGGCACGATTCCAACTTAATATCGCACTTGATTCATCAATAGGAAGTAAACTTACACCACTAACATTGGCTGGAACAGCAGTCTTACCAACAGCTACAAAAGGATTCAAAGAGTTAGGTAAGGTTGATCTTAAACCTGATGCACTAACGCTATATACTTCAATCGTATAATTACCAGCAATAGTATCTAATATTTCATAACTCTTAGCACCTTCTACAGTACGAGATACATAGTTTCCTTGTTCATACCTCCATCTAACATAAACATTATCAGTAGAAGTAGTCCAACTGACAATAATTTTTACCCTTGCAATACCAGTGTTTTCATAGATAACTTCTTCTGCTGTTATACCTGTAGGAGAAGCTGGAGGTACATCTAAATTAGTAATATCTCTAGTAGTAAGAGCTATACCACTTTCGATATGATTATATTTACCTGAGTTATATTCACTAGCCGTCACTAAGTAATTTGATCTGTCTTGTTCTTTAACTTCTAAAACTCTCCAAGTACTTGTAAGAATATCTGTTGTTTGATAAACCCAAATGCTATTTACATTAGGAGCACTTGAAAAATGCTGACCTAAATTAATAACACTGCCTGAGATTGATGAGACTGTTTTATTTTCAACGCTACCATCAGGTAGTATTGCAGACAAAGTAGATCCAACTGAATAAGTTAAATCAGTTGTATCATCTACTGTTACAGAGTTTGTAGTAGCAGCTTGAATACGACCTCCTCTCCGTTCTCCACTTTTTACAGGATCAGCTATTTCAATAATCTGCCCAGGCCTGACAACAACTCCTGCATCTACTGATGTAACAAATGTCACAACCTCACGCTCTACGTTTTCCATGTAAAGCAACCATTTGGCAAGACGATTAGCTTGTCCCCTACTTGTACAGGCAAACGCATCTATATTCTTTATAACTGATCCATAACGAGCTTGGTTAGCAGTATCAATTACTTCCTCATAATTTATATCTCGTAACTCTAAATCTAGATATTTAGCAACTACTACTGTAGGCCTTGTTTTTTGACTTGTATTTGAATAAGTAAAACCAGGAGGTAAAGTATTAGCAAGAGTAAATAAATAACTAGAATCTTTAGGAGAATCCTGTGTAATAGTTAAACTACCAGCCTGATAGTATGGCATTGCTCTAAACACAGAACACATTTGATTAATTACGTTATATGCTTCCTGTTGATTTTGAATTGAGACATTACAACTAAATCTAGGTTCTGTATTACCTGTACCTGTACCATCATCTATTTGAGTAGAACAATAAACAGATGCCTGATAAAAACTAAACTTATCTAAGTCAGCTTCAACAAGATGTGCACCTAATCCATACCTAGAAGACGTTAGAAGATCATATAAACACCAAGCAGGATCATTTGTATATTGTGCAGCACCTAATGTCCCATTAAAAGTACCAGTATAAGATAAACTTCCATCTGCTCTTACTGTTGCATTATGAGGGATCTTAACTTTAATACCTTTAATTAAATATTGTCTTTTAGGAATAGATGTAAACTGTTCTGCATCTACTTTTAACCCAACTAATGCACTATTTGGATATGTTCTTTGGTCGTATTTTATTTCTACATAGCTATTAAATTGAATTTCGTTAGCTAATTTACTCGATGCACTATCAGCAGTAATTCTAGTGACTTTTATATTCACAGGAAAAGCACCATCTAGATTAATTAAATAATCTCTTTGGTAAGTATCAGGAGTTCTACCTGTAATCGTTCCTGCATTACCAGAAACAACAGTAGAATATGAACCCCCAGAATACTGAACAGCAATTTCTAATTTGACCTCTGTACCAAAAATATCTCCTTTATCACTTAAAGATTGCAAAGAAGGAACAGTTATTGTTACTGATACTGCATCAACATCTGAATCTGTAATTTGTATAACTTTTGGTGTTGCTTGAGGAACAGTAGAAAAACCTGTAGATTTAGTAGTTTCTACATTTTTTGTTATAGGAATATTTGTTTGACTAGAAGTACCAGTTCTTGATTCAAAAGTTACATCTTTAAAATTAAACGTACCATCAGCAGCTTGTAATGGTGTGTTATTTAAAAATATAGACTTTGCACCATCTACTAAACCACCTATTTCACCTTCTGATATTAAATCTAATACTTTGGCAAACTGTTTTGAATCAAGATTATCTTTAGCTTCGGTAGGAGTACCACCGCCTCCTCCTCCACCTTTTCCTCCACCACCACCAGAACCTATAACTTTACTCATACTTCCACCTGTGCAGTTTCAATACCAGCAGATATAACTACCGATCCAGTTAATACTTGTCCATAAACAACAGGAACAGCAACACCAGCACGACTTGTATTTTGTATGCCACTAAAATTAAAAGACAAACGAGGATCTTGTTCTCTTTCTGGAATAACAGGAACAGGAGTAAGCATTTGTGAAATACCTTGAAAAGCTAAAGCAATACCAATATTTCCAACAGTTGCTTGAAATGCACTAAAACCTTCACGAGCAGAAAAACCTAAACCAGTAAACTCTGCTCCAGGAAACATGACAGCAGCACCGATCATTACTGCACCTAATAAAAATTTACCCATGCCTCTACCACCAGCACCTCCAACAACAGGAATAATTTTTATATCTTCTTGTCCGTTAGGATGATGCAATTCCTCTTTGCTTATTTCCCAATCATTCACAGTAACTTTATAATGCCTATCTGCCATATGAGTTTCTAACTGAGGAAAATTAGCAACTAAAAATCTTATAGCCTGTGCAGCATTATTAACTTCAGCTTCAAAAGTCTTTTGACCCAGAAACTTTGCCAGTTCTCCGTATAGCTTAATTTTACGCAGCATAACGAATCCTCTTACCTGTGCATTTTAGCAACCATTCGTCTAATAAATCACGACTTGATAATCTATTTTGCAAATGATGTAAAACAGTTTGTTCTCCTAAGTAAACACCAATATGATTCAATCCGCTACTACTAATTGACATTAATAATAAATCGCCCTTTTCTAAATCTTCTTCTTCTGTTAATTCTCTAAAACCTGTTTTTGCAAAACAATCAGCAAACATAGGATTTTTAACAAAATCTTCTGGATTATTTGGTCTAATCCAATCTATAAGTTCTATACCTAATTCATCCTTATACCAATCTCTGCATAAACTCCAACAATCAGTTACACCCCAAACCCATTGCCTACCAATTAAAGGTGCTTTATATCCACAAGGTTCACAATAACCCCACTGTTTTAAATTAGGTTGAACAATCCACCATTTAACACCAGATTTCTCACAAGAAATTTTATCCGCTTCACTCGGTTGAGGACTTGTAACAGGATGACTATGAACAACAGCAGTTATTTCTCCTTGATCTTCAGCATTAGCCCAATCTATAGGATCTAAAATAAATTGATCTTTAGGATCTACAGCTAAATTTTTACAAGGTATATATTTTTCTTTACCTTTAATAACTACTAAAAGACCACAAGATTCTCTAGGATCTTCTTTTATTGCGTGTTCAAGTGCTTTATCTCGCCACATTATGAGAAGAACGTACCAATACCAGGAAAATCTGCTGGTAACACTTGTCTTTTAGGTAATCGAACACCGTTAAGATCAAAACTAGCAGCAAGTTCAAATTGAATTATATCTCTTGTTTCTGTAACTTTACGATCTATATAATAAACTTCATTAGGAAATGTAGCTGTTGGATCAGGAGTTCCGTGGGGATTATCACCAGATTCCTGACTTACAAGACTGCCATTTTCCTGTAATAATTCACTATCATCTTCTAATAAAATATCTCCAATATCAAAGTTAATATGATCTATGTATCTTTCTAATGTTCTAATTCGTGTTACTTTTGCTCCTTCTAATCCTTGAGGTAAGGTCAAAAGTATTGTTGTAAAAGTGCCTAAAATATTAGAAATAGTAATTCGTGGTCTAGGAAGTTGCTTACCATTAAATTCAAATCCAGTAGCTTCTATTGGCATCCTTGTATATTCAACATTATTGAATATAAGATTGCCATTATTATTTTCACTTACACCATTATGAAAATAGTATGTTGTATTTGCACCATGAATTGTAGTATCTAGTTGTAGCTGAAAAAGTTCAACAATATTACTAGGATTTATCTTCTGTAGTTCTGATACAGGAGTAGCCATTAGGGTTCAAATACTTGTTGAAAAACCATATTTAATTTAGCTCTATTTTTATAAGGTATTGTTTTATTCCATGCAGGACATATCCATTTATAAGCAACAGCACTACCAGGAGGTTGCCAATCAAAAGAAGCCCCATCATTTGCTCTAGCCTCAAGAAATGTTTCTATAGTATCTGAATCTGTTTCTGAAACATCAAAAGTCAAAGACCAAGTATAAGGAATGGTATTTAATCCAAATCTAATCCGATGTTGATAGCCATCATTAAATTGAGCAATATTTACTTTTGGTTCTGTAGTTTTACGAGCTTGATATGTTGGATTAATAGAAGGAAAAGTAGCCATTATGCAAGTAAACCTCCAGGTCTTTTTTCTTTAATAAGTTCTGATTGAACTACTGCTCCTATTAATCTACCTAATTCTTCACCATTTGTTTGATTCCCTTCAACAGATGTACCAGAAGCATCTACATTAACTACTACGCTTGTTCCACCTATTGCGTCATTAGCCGTAATTGTACCAGTAGCACCTGGAGTAAATAATTCTGGCCCTCTTTCTCCGACCAAATAACTTTTACCTCCTATAACATTACCACCATTGGCTCTCTTGTCTCTGTATTCAGAAAGTAGTTCTTTAACTCCAGGTCTTTCAAAAATATCATCAAAAGTAAATTGTTTATTAAAGATACTTAAAAACATATTCTGTAAACCTAAAGCAGACATTCTTGCTGCATAATCTAAAAAATAATCTGCAATTCTATTTAACATACTTCTAAAAGCATCACTAACACTCATTGTTCCTTTGATAATTCCTTTAAACGATTCTTCAAATCCATCTCTAATATTTACACTTAAATCTAAAATTCTACGAAGAGGATTAAGCATTTCCGTTAATTCATCTTTAGGAGCATTAAATTCTTGTACAAATTTTAGTCGTAAATTTAAATCCTTTACAACGTCAGAAAGTAGTAAAGCGGATTCAGCAGTATCTTTAAAACCACTATCTGCATCAATTAAAGCATTTATAAATGCTTCTTTATCTTTTATTAATGGAGTTATTATTTGTTCTAATTGTGATTTTGCAGTTTCAGTTAATTTATTATTTTTCAAACTTTCTTCGTTGTCCATAATAGCTCTAATTTCTGGAATTTTTGTTTTTTGAAGAAATTCCATCATTTTTGGATTTCCAATAAATAATTGAGCTTTGCGATATGAAGGACTATCAACAACACCATATTGTTCAAATAAATTTTTATATTCTTTTCCAAATGCTTCCCTTTTTAATTTCATAGATAAACCAAGCGTTTCTTTGATAGCAAATTTATTAGCTTCTAATGGGCCTTGTAATGCCAATATATTTAAAGCATCTTTTTGGAAATTAACTCCTAACTCTTCACTCAAATCAACAATAGATTTAATAACAGTTTCCGTATTTATTAAACCTGTCAATAAATTAAAAGTTTCTCTAGTACCAAAAGTTTCCGCTAATCCAATAGCTAATTCACCTCCAAATTTTTTAAATTCTCTAACACGTTCAAGTGATTCTTCAAGTGTTAAATCAAATTGTTTAGCTAAAGCTTTAATTTCTTTTCTTGAAAAATTTGTATTTAAACCAAGCATTTCAGCCCCTTTACTTAATTTTCCTATTTCTTTTCTAAATTTTCTTGCTTTTTCTATCTCTTGAGCAACTGCTGTAAAAACTATAGAACCAGCAAAACCACCTCCAGGAGATAATGCACCACCAAGTAAACCACCTGCAGCACCAGCAGCAGCACCTATTCCACCTTGACCAAATAACAGAGGAAAACCTCCACCAATCATTGCACTACCAAGACCACCTTTTATTCTGCCCACTGCACCACCTGGCATAGCAAAAGGGCCAGTTTTACTTGCATTAGCACCAAAACCTAATTGATTAAACATACTTGGATCTTTCTTTCCACCTAAAGCAGCAAAATTAGAAGCAGCAGCTTGTTGAGATAATATCGTGGCTGTCCTTTTAGTATTTGCAACATTTGATTTAACGTCTGCGGCAATCTTATCAGCAACTTTACTAAATTCTAAAAATCCTCCTTGCGAATTATTTAATATTTGTGCAGGGCCGATTCTTCCTCCAGCTTGCCCATAATCTCCGACAACAGCAGGTCGACCAGGATTAACATTTGTAAACCTAAGTGCTCTATTTTGACGTATATTTTCTTTGATCTGTTGTTTTCTTTGCTGTTTAAGCTGAAACAGAGGATCTGATTCCATTCTCAACCTATTTAATAACTTTTCTTTTTCTCTTAACTGATGATTATGTTCCTTTTCTACATTTACTAATGCTTTTGCTGCTCTTTTAAAACTATCCGTTCCATATGCAGCTTTATTTAATAACCCTTTTGCTCTTGAAAGCTGTTTATTAAGTTTATTAAACGTAGCAACCGCTTTATTATTTTTTTCACTTGCTAATTTATTAAAATTTCGTTGTTCATCTGTTGCAGCTTTTAATTCTTTACGAAGTGCTATTAATTTATTAGAGTTCTTTATAGCAACAGCTAAATCAATATTATATTGAGCCACTTTTTTATTGCCAATTAGAAATTATTTCTATTCTACCTCCTTCTACCTTTTAAAGCACTATGTTTTTGTGCTTGTTCTTGTTGTTTTTTATATTCATCACTTTCAATCTCCGAATAAGCAGCCCATCCTATCATTTCTTCAATAGTTAAAGTTTCACATAACTCAGCAACAGTCTTATGTAATTGTTTTGCTAATCCATATATGAACTGCCAATCTTTATTTGCTTTTTAAATCGGCTTTCGCCTCTTTTACCTCCTTTTCAGTACCTACAGTAATCATTGCTATTTGTATTTCTTCAAGAATTGAAGCTGAAACTTCTCTTCTTAATGAAGCCTTATCTCCATCTTGAAATAATCTTGCACCATCTTGATCTAACGCTTTTTCAATCATCATTTGTAAAGCATAATCATTAGTATCATCAGTACCGCTTTTTTTTGAAATAGCTTCTCTTTCTGCAATAGTTAATGGATGCCAATAAACAGTAAGAATAATCTCATCATCTTGTTTTACATCGTGTTTATAAAGTTGAGAAACTCCAAACCTGTTTCTTAAAAGATCAACTGCTCTTGTCATGTTAATATGTAGCTATTATTAGTATACTAGGCATTTGCTGTAAATTGGCAAGATATTAAGCCAAGAAAGTGTGAAGAATCTTCTAATGCAATCGGTGTAACTCCTACAACATCAAGAACTCTTGGAGTACAACTAAAAGTATCAGTATAGTTTGAAGCATTAACAGAAGTAAGCCCATCAATAACAGCTTCTCCTAATGAAGATAAAGTTGCACTACCTTTACCTCTAGGAACATATATATTGCATTGAATAACACCAGAATAAAAATCTTGCGATGCACCTTGAGTCTGTCTGGTTGATTGTGAAAAGTCTATTGACATAACAATATATTTTTTAGTTTTTCCAGGTGTTTTATACACCATGTTGTCATAAACCATCTCAACAGTATTATCTGCTGCTGCAACTGCATCTGTTACTGCTTTTTCAAAAGCTGCTCTTGTATTTACTAATGTCATTGTTCGTAAGGATTAGTGTAATCAACAAATACTCTCTTAGGATCAGCAAACTGTCCAATACCTTTGCCTCCTTTATATCCTTTAGTTGCAACTTGTACTTTGGGTTTTTCTCTAAATATTTCTTTTACATTATTACCTAAAGTACCTTGAACATAACTTTGAACTTTTCCCTCTTCTAATGCAAATGCAGCATATTTAGCTCGGTTTCCAATAAATACAGTTGAAAAAGGCTTGAAATTATATTTTATATTATCAATAAAACGTGGATTTATAGTAGATCCAGCAGCAGGTCTACCTTTCCTTGTAGGTTTAATATTACTCCAAGGAGTATGAGCTTCTCTTGGTTGGTCTGGTCTAGGTCGTTGAGTACTCGCTGTCCAGCTAGAAGCAAAAAATCCAGTATCTACAGGACTATTTTCTTCTGTAGATAAATCAGAAACAACTTGCCTTATAAATCTATTCAAATCTCTTTCTAATTGATCTTCAAAGTCAGGAACAGCTAAATTTGGATCTCTTGCTTTAACCATCAGAACCTCACTAATAAAGTAAACAGATAAGTCTGTCCACCCTGTCTTGTATCTATATTAACTATCTGTCCTACTCTTGTAGATCCAGCATAAGTTAATGTAACTTCATCTTGAAAATCAGGTTGATTATCTCCAATCAAATCAGGTGTTATATAAACTTTTGCTTCTCTTCTTTCTCTACCATCATCTTCAGTAGATTGAACAAACTCAACAGGAGCATCGAAACTATACGCAGTATCACTTGTAGAATACACACCTGTACTTGTGTTATAACTGCCAGATGCCTTTCTTGTGTAAGTAATAGTTGAATCTAAAGAAGATCCTAAGTCAGCTACTACCTGTTTAGCAACACTCTTCAATAATGTATCAAGTTGACCTGCCATTATCCTCTAACTACCCTCATCTGAAAACTACCTGCTCCACCTAGCATATATGCTCCAAGGTAACTTTGTAACCAAGGATAAACATCTAAAATATTATTTATAGATCCTGTACCTTGACTATCAGTATTGTATTTAACCTGTATGTCACCTAACTTGACCTCAGAAAAATTACCGTCTTTACCAGTAGTGCCAGTAATAGCATCAGTATCATTTGCCAAAGCTCTAGCTAATTCGTATTGTGCATATTTAATATTTTGTGGGATTAAATCACAAGAAAGTTCTACACCATCTACCTGATAATTATTTCTTGGAAATTTAAGTGCCTGTCCATCATCACATCTGTCTCCATAATAAACAAAACTATCAATCCACCTTGTAGCTGATATTAATGCTCTATTTTTCTTATCATCAGTTTTATTGTCCCATTGAGTAGAACTTGGAACAGTTTCAAAGTATGTATTAGCTTCAGCTAATGTGACATAGCTATTAGCATTTGCTCCTTTTACTGTTGCGTCTATAGTAGCTGCCACGATTAGTAAAGTAATTTAGTTTTATTGTAGCGTAAAGAAAAAACCCCACCAATAATTGATGAGGTTTGATGACCACAATTTAATGTTAACTATTAAAGAGTTGTATTATCAAGTGGTGTGTTAACTGTTAACTGAACAATAGGAATTAAGTCAGCATCATATGTTAATGCCCACTTAGATGAAGATCCTAAAGCAGAGTTTGTTGGGTTGTCAGCAGCATCATTCCACTTAGTACCCATAACGTGATAAGCACTGTGGTAATCAACAGACATAACATCTTGCTTAGACAAGATGTTTCTATCTGATTCAATACTTAGAGGAGATTGCTCACCTTCAAGAATTGTTCCAGATTTAATTAAGTAGCAATAGAACTCCTTAATATGTCCACTTGAACCAGGAACTACAGAGTTAACTGAAGAATCAACAACTACATTCATACCAGCGAATTGACCTACTGCTCTATCAGTAATGCCAACACCACCGCCACCCCATTGGATGCCAGTTCCAGTAGATAATGCAGAAGTAGAGAATGTTAACATACCAACCTGATATAGGTAGTAAGCAACAGATGGGTGAATAACTAGAGTATCTAGCTCTTCTCCTCTTTCTCCAAGAAGTGATCTTCCTCTAGCAACTGTAGCTGCTGTTAGATAGTTTGCTTCAGCAGCACCAGAAGATGCAGCAACCGCTAAATCTAATTTGTTAGCAGATAAAGCACTACCAAACAAACCATGAAGTTGATAGAACAAACGTGTTGAATTTAGCTTGTTAATAGCATCTGCAATTTGGTTTCTGATGTGACCCATTGGATCTTCACCAGCAGCCAATACAGCTACGTCATCAACAGCATACGCAAAACCTCTGTGACAGATAGTTGCGATCTGTGTTCCTGTACCAATCTTCTGTGGTGTCAAATAACCATTGTTACTTGTACCCCATGTTGCTGTACCATCTAAGATTTCCTCAGTTGGAGCGATTGGGTTAAATTCTGGAACTTGTATTCTTGTTCCACCTTCTGTTGCATCAAGAAGTGAGTTTCTTACAACAGCACCAGATTTAATAAATGCACTACGTTCCTTGATAGCTTCGGAAACATATGTGCTGAGATTATTTCTCTTAACGATATCCGCTAATAGGACACCGCCAGAGTAATTCTGAAACGGAGCAGCCATTCAGATTACCTATAAAAAGTTTTTTGCGATACCCTAATCACAGATAAGGGGATTAGTTTCACAGAAACTAACTATTTTTGAGCCTCTTGCTTGAGCACTGCTGCAAGCTGTGG